TGTAGTCCATAATGAAAATATACTCGTATTTATAGTTAGCAATGTGCCATCCAGCAACATGCAAATTTGCATGTTCGATTTCTCCAAACTGATCAATGTGGGCGTAATTTGTTCCATCTGTCAACGTAGGATTTGCAGCACCTGCTCGGGTTGGATCAACGACAGGCTTGTTCTTAGAAGTCGTTGGATTTTTATCTGTAAAACCATGAGCTAAATCGTAAGCCAGTTTTTCCTTACTTATACCCATTTCTGATAAGTATCCATAAGGATCTGTATGATCGCCCCAAATATTTTGTGTTACCCATAAATGCGATTTGATTCCTGGTTGGTTATAAGGAGTGTCTAATGTTAATGGAATACCATATTTTATTGCTGAATCTCTAGCCAATTCAACGTATGCCTTGTAGTTTTTCTCAAACGTTGCTTTATCATGCGTGTGTTGTAACTCAATCTGCACAGGACTGTTGGCATTAGCATACGAACCAGCACCGTACTGTACATAACCAGGTTGTCCAACTTGGTAAACAATTCCGCCATCACCCACGATGTAAGCAGTGTAAGCACTAGTCCATGAACGTTGCATATACTGCGCTTCATTGCGTCCTGTTGCTGTTTCGTTAGCTGTTTCATGCAGTAAAATATACTGATTATTCGCTACTTGAGAGCTACCTTCATTTACACCTAAATTAAATTCATTGTTAATCGTATAGGCAAACCCATTAATTGGCAATAAAAAAAGAGCCGTTAATAGGCTCATCGCAGTAATAGTAATTTTCTTCTTCATTTGTTTCCTCCTATTTTTTCAAATTATAAGCCGACACACCAGTGATGACACCTAAAAATGTTGCTACTGCATTGATAGTAAGTACTGTCATATCTGTTCCATTCCATCCATACGCTTTTCCTAACGTGGCTACTAACACAGAAGCAGCTGGCAATACTGTTAAAACTGTCCATTTAATGACTTGATAATACTTATCGGGTAAAATCATTTCTTCTTAACTCCTTTCTTTTTTACCTAGATCTTTCTCTAAATAAAGTTTTAATTTGTTGTGTGTGTTCTACCAATTTTTCTGCATGTGTATCTAATCTTTCATCGTGTTTCTTGAGTTCTTCATGAATCATCAATCGATCTGATTTGCTCGATTCTAAATCTTTAGTCAGCAAATCTAAATTGTGACTTACTTTTGAAAGAGTCTCAGTAATCTTCGAGAAAGATGCAGTAATTGGTTTTATTACTAATAAAATCAAAGAAACAATCGCAGTGATTGATCCTGCGATTGTTCCCCATTCCCCTAAATTAATCATGTGACAACTCCTTTACCTTAAATAAAAACGCATCAATTAAGATGCGCTCTCTTCTTTGCTAATGATTTTATCTGCTTCTTCGTCTGTAATACACAATGGCACAAACTCACGAACCTGTTCTTCTGTAAAACAGCCCCAGTCAAACATCATTTTCACATCGCTAAAACTAAACATACTACTCACCTCCTTCTGATTCTGGATTTAATTGCTTTTTAATTTCTGCAATATCCTTGCTGTTTTGAAGCGAAGCAAGCATTGTCTTTGAATTGATTTGTGCTAAACTGTCAGCTTTTTCTTTCAATGCAGTATTTTCCTGTTTAATTGCTACGTCATTTAGCATGAGTTTAGCATTTAGCTGTTTTAGGTTGTCGTTTTCATGTTCCAGAGCCTCGTACATCGCTTTGAGATTGTTTAAATCGTTGTGATCTAGTGCGTTTGCTAAAATAATCCATTGATTCAATTTAGGATCAAACATCTGATCAGCAATCGTTAGCGGTTCGCCATCAGTACGAATTCCTTCGAGTGGTGGAACATCGGTAAATGGAACAGTCATAACCATATCATCAAGCACTTGTCCAGCATACTCTCCACCTGTTCGTCCATATTTCCAAATGTTTTTCATTTATTTCCCTCCTACCCAGTAATGACCGTTGAATGTAAACCATTCGTTTACAACAAAATCGCTATTTGTCACAATTGTTCCTAAATCTTTTCGTACATACATTGCTTTTGCAACGCTATTTCCGCCAGAAGATCCCACTAACATGCCATGAACAATTCTTGCAATAAATTCATCTGGGACTTCATCATCAAGTGGTACACCAAAAGCATAAGCTTTTTTGAACTTTACTGTACCATTTACAATAACTTCTTTTCCGTGTTTAATAAATGTTGCATACCCATCGATAAACGATTGACTGTTGTCTTTAGTTAATGTATAAACAGTGCAATCATTTTCACTGATCACTTTATCTCCTGCTATTTGAATACCATCGGCAAAGTTTTTCAAACCTTCAACTCTCTGAGGATCATACACATTAACAGCATCATTCAAGCCTTTTTCAGTATATTCAGGTGTGACATCCCAACTGTAATCATTGGGATTGTTACTGTCTTTCAAGCCTTCACCAAAGTATTTAAACTGACTAATATTCGGGGTTCGTGTGTCGCCTTTTTCGATCTTGAGCCAGTCAATTTGACATGCACCTGTTGTTGATTGGGGATACTGGATAATAGTTAACCGTTTGGGGTAGTTAACTCCAACCTTCTGCGGTGTAAAAGTCAGACCCCATGTATCAACTAACCCTTCTACTGGCTCTAAGTTACCATATCTATAATCTCCACTATCCTCGTTGTAAACAATGAACGTTTGGATAGGTGGTTTGGTTGCCTTCATGGTAATTGTATAGGTTTGACCTAAAACAAATTCTTCTTCCATGTTAGCTTGGTATAGGCTGTAGGCGCTAGATTTGATTGGAAACGTAACAGACTTATTAGCAATATTCTCACCCAAAGGCGCTTTACCTAGCCAGTAAGGGTCATCAAGTAAGTTTGGCTGATATGGGGTGGCTGTTGAGCCTTCTTCGATTTTGATGTCGTACAACTTAAATCCGCCATTTATTTTATCCCTGTCAACAAAGCTAATACTCATATAAAATCGATCTAAATTTGTGATTTGATAATTAACGTTAGCTGTACCTTTGATTGTTATTTCTTTCCCTACATCATCTGTTGTAATATTTGTACTATTTGCTTCCAATAATATCTTTTCTCCTGGTGATGTACGATACACCAAACGTAATTTATCAATAGCTCCTGTAGTTCCTTCATCAAATCGAACTTTCGCACTCAGAGTATAGGTTTTCCCACTAGCAAGCTGAGGTGTATTAATACGCGTAAACATAATAATGCTTCCTGTACCATCAGAAGTAAAATGTAGCTTTTCGTTATCCGAAGTTAGTGACCCGTGGTAACCAACGTTAAAATCGCTCGATTTTAGTTTGGACATTAAATTCGGATTCCCACTATAATCATAGCCCCCGAAGTCGATGCTGTTACTGTACATCTTTTTCAGCTTGCCGAGATCGCCGATTTGCTGGTTCGTTTGATCAATACGGTCTTCAAGTATAGTTAGATCATTTTGCGCTGAACTAACATTTTTAGAAACAGCCTCAACCTTTGCTAGTACCTCATTTACTGCATCTGTTGCTTCTTGTTTGACTCCATCAAGTAATTGTTGAAAGTCTGCAATAAAGTAGTCTGCTTTATCTTGCGCTAGTCCGTCGATTGCTGAACGCTTCATACGGAAGGTGAAGCCTAAGTTATCACTTGTTGATCCGTCTGGATACTCGATGTAAACATAAGCTTCCACCATACCGTTATAAGCTTTCATCGCTTCTGGCAAGATATATACGACCTGTCCATTCAAGAAGCTTTCAGTGATGAGGTTTTTCGTGATAAAAGGAATTGGCTCTTTCGTGATCATTCCATCTACTTCATCATAGATAAACATCAACAAGCGCAAGTTAGCTCCTAGCAAGTCCGCCGGTGTGCCGTTCTGTTGTTCGACGTTGAACTCTAACGCTATTTGATTATCGTATGATTTAAATACAAGCCCCGTTGCTTGCAAATCATAGTCTTTCGGCTGTGTAGGTACTTTGATAGAGCCTTTTTTGATGACATGCGCCATTATTTCACACCTTCAATCTTAGTTATTTTCACGTCGTTGCTCATTGCGGGATTGGAAACATTGCCGGATGAAATATCTAAAGCTCTGCCGTTTGACATCGTTATCTTTCGCGCTTCGATTGTCAGTTCAAACTCGATCAACGTCATTCCTGCACTCTTGTTCCATAAATTAGCTTTTGTAATCCGCGCGTATCTTTGACGTTTCACTTCTTCTACAAAGTCTCCGTCACCGTCTGTGTAGTGGATACGAAGCGTTTGGTAACGGAAAGTATCATCTGGCAGATTGACTGATTGTCCTTTTCTTAATTCTCCTTCAAAAAGAACAGAAGCAGTGTAAACGCGCCGCCAACCTAACGAGTTATAACCCTCTACCGGTTCGCTGTTATGTGTCATTTTGATGTAAATTTCGCCGCTATAACGAGCAAAAGCGACGATTAATTTTCTCAAATCGTGATCCGCGAATACCATCATTTCAACAAAACTATCATCTTCAATCCCGCCGGGGTTGTCTGCACCCCATCCGGCTTTGGTTGCGTATTTTCCGGGTGGAATATCCAAGATGTTCGGATATTTTTGTGGCAACTTATAATCGCGTAACCAACGCCCACGCGCTTGCATAACTGTTTCTGGTGTAGCAAAGCCCGCGTTGCTTTCAGTAGCTAGGACGTGCGCGTCGTGATCCGAGCCGTCGTAATGGATAGCCGCTTGACGCAATAACCATTTCACAGCCTCTTCATAACTCATTTCTTCAAAAATATTTGGTTTGCTTTGAAAATCTAACATTTAATTGTTCACCGCCTTAATAGTTATAAGTGAAGTCTCTCGCGCGCCCTACGCCTTTGCTTGTCACTTTTCTTGTTGCTGTGTCAACTTCTATTTTATAAAACGCTAATTCATCCGGTGTATCAACTTGGCTAGCTGTATGAGAGAAGCCGACGTCGCAAAGAATCATTTTTACTGTCCCAAACGCCCCTTCGACTTGTTCGTGCCAATGCCCGCAGAAATAACCTACTACAACGCCGGCGCCTTTTGTATTGGTCTTTAATCCGCCGAACGAACCGTCATTCGGTTGTCCTAATTTAGACCAATCGATAGTTACCGGACTACCAGATTTAAACCCTTCTATCAACGTGCTAATCATGTTTTCATTGCGAACGGGAAACTTGCTGAGACCTAAAGGCGTATGTCCTACTAACGCCACATGATAGTTTCTCGGAACGTTCACTAACCATTCTCCGAAAGCGTTAATTTGTTTGGCACTGAAAGCTCCCGGCGCTGTATCGCTGTAACCGTCCGTGTACTTGTCACCTGTGCCGCCTTCATAAAAATCACAAGTATCGAAACGGTAAATTGCTGCGTTTTTATCTGGGAACAACACGCCACCGTACAAACCGTTCCAATACTCTTCGAAGTCAGCGTTGCATAACATTCCCTTTCGCTTGCGCCACGCGGGGTCGAAACAAGCGTCGTGATTCCCTTTGCAGATAATAACCGGTTTTTCTTGTCCTGCTACCGCTGCGTTAGTGAAGCGTTTGAGCGTGCCTAACATGGAATGTCGCGCGCTCCATTCATCAATAATGCCTATATCGCTGCCGAGTGAACCAAGTCCGCCGTCGATATTGTCTCCGCCGTAAATCATCACATCTGTTTTGTTCCCTAATTTTTGAAATTGAGGGATTGCGCGCCAATGTCTTAAATAAGAAGCATCTTTGTAACCGACGCCATCTATACGCAAGTTGTGATTATCTGCGTGAATGTCTGTAATGAAAGAAAAGTTAAATTTGCTGTTATTAACACTGTTGACAACCGTATTCAAATTGCGCGGCACTAGGTCAACGTATTTCATCGTGTCGTAATCAAAAAAGCGTGTTGTTTCTCTAATTTGTGAGCTGCCGACTGGCACTTGGTATTTTTGGTTTAAACGATCAGCTAATGATTCGTAGTCGCCTTTAGCTTCATTCAGAATGTTAATGATCATACCACCTGGATCGATATTTTCCAGTATTTCACGATTATCTTCTAACCACTGCTCCCAGTCATTTTTGCCCTGATCCATGTAATCTTTGAATTTTCTTAGCAAATCCTCAAATGTCCACACATAGCCAGAGTCACGTAACTGGCTTCTAGATATTCCAGAAATGACTCGATAGGTAAAATCCTGTGTGCTAAATTGTTCACTCCAAGTTCCATCACCATTAAGTGATCGGAAACTGAAATGTGCGGTGTTTTCACCACCCCATTGCCAGTCAGGCTCACTTAAGGTGTAAACAAGCCTTGCTTGCGCTGGACTGTATTCTTGTACTTTTTGTTCAACAGGTTGGTTTTCGCCAAATTTTGTTGTATTAATAAAAAACGGCACTAGGCCCTCGAATGTTTTTAGTTTGCCATGTTCCACCACTTCAACAACGAACTTTTGCGTTAAAACATCCCCTTGCCGAATTCGAACCAAATTTATTCCGTTGTTTGGTTCGGTGGTGGATAGGACCATTTTATGCTGCGTTTCTGCCATGACTATCCCTCCTTTAGAAATCGATGTAGTCTCTTGCATTGTGGAAATGACCTGAAGAAGATGGATAAAACTCATCCATAAATTGAAAATGAAGATGTTCTCCAGTGGATGGTCCTGTTGTCCCCATCAGTCCAATTTGCTGACCAGCAGTTACCTTCTGACCTTTTGAGACGTCTACTCGGCTTTGATGCGCGTATCCTGTATACATTCCATCAGCGTGTTTAATCACTGTCCAATTTCCATACCAGTCAAAGTAATTTGCATCACCTGCAACAATCACTTCGCCATCCGCTGAAGCAAAAATAGGTGTATTAGGATTTCCATTTACAAGGTCAATACCGTTATGAAATTCTTGTGCGTCTGTGATTGGAGAAGTGCGCCAGCCAAATTCGCTCGTCACTCTGATTGGATCTGCAATTGGTTTTATATATCCTTTTGATGCAGGAATTTCCAAATCTTTAAACTTGTCATACCATTCTTGTGCCCATGTCGTCCGTTCTGGATGTGGATCACGTGGACGTTCAAAGTTAGCCACGAATGCTTGCGCTGCTGTGTTGATATCGGTCAGATTCATGAATTGTGTCCATGTATAAGGATAAGCGCTAGTAACAAGCCATTGACCGTTCGGTGCATGCCACATCAACAATTTGAACTGCGCCGTGATCGTGTCTGGATCATCACTGATGCCAGCCTTTGTCATTAAGTTGAGCATATAGACACGTCCGCTAGTTGCACCTGTGGAATCCGTCCATTGCCATATACCATATCCGAACCCTGGTGCGCCATTGCCCTCATCAGCGGTTGGATTAGCATCTGATTCTCCTTGAGCATTTCCAAGTAAGGCTGCAGCAGCTTGTTTAGTAAAGCCAGCACCTATTGCCATTTTCCAGATCTGCCAATAACGTTTATCCCTGTCAGTAGTTACTTCTGGTGGATATTGTCCATTCCAACCGTTGTCATTTCCGCCTGAGTTACCACCATCAATTTCTTTCCCTTTCACCGTGAAAGTTCCTTGAACATCCAAGTCACCAAAATAAATTGCTTTTCCGTTTCCTAAAAGGACAAATCCCTTTCCTACTGCTGGAGAAATCAAAATATACTTTCCGTCGCCATTTGTACGTATTACCAACGAATTGTCTTCTAACGGCGTAGGAGTAGATGCGCCTGGAAAAGGGTTGCCCGCAGAATCGGTTGTTCCAATAGTTCCAATTGATTCCTTAGTATTCCAGAACTCCATTCCTTTTTTTGTGATTTCCATGATTTTTTTATTTTCTTTCCAGATTTGAAGTGTGCCTTTAACAAGTTTCAGAACATCACCATAAGCATTAAATGAAGTTTCAAATACTTCTGCGTTGATTGTGCCGACTTTAATAAAATCAGCAACGATCTCTCCTTTAGAAGTCATTGCAATACCAAAGGGACCATTTACTCCATTATCTGAATATCCTAGACCGTTTAAATTCCAGCGCCACACACGCTTCGCATTCGCTACATTTGGAGTATCCATGATAAGAATCTCTGATGGAGCTTTTTCTGGACGAAAAACGACATGCCCACCAGAATTACCAGTGATCCATGCCGTCGCATTCAACACATTTTGAACTAATGTTTCTGTTCGATTGTCAATTTTCTTTTTCAATTCTTGTGCTTGGGTATTTACTGCAGAGGTGTACAGTGATAAATCATTACCTAAAACAATATCCTTATATTTCCCAAGCGTTGGGAAATAAGTGTATTCGACCATACGCTCTTTTATCTCGATATCTAGCTCTTTCGCCCTCACATGAGCGACATCACCAAAGTGTAAAGACGCTAGCTCTTGATACATGTCATCGTATTCGAGTGTGTGTTCCAACGCCACCATACTGACTGTATGAGTAGCTTTTGGCTCATGGATACGATCATTGTCAAATAAGGTTTTGCCCCATTTGATCAATTCATCAACTGTTTTACAATCTCCGTTTTCACGTTTGGCAATACGTCGATTCTCGTTGGTTACTCCATCAATTTCTAAATAACCATATTCGATAGGTTCTTTGTCTTCATCATAATCGTTATCAGGAACACCGCCAACCAAATACAAACTATTGACAATTGATTCTTCATCAATTTCTTCTTCGATTGCTTCTAAATTGATGCCAAAATCAATCCGAAAACCATTATCTGATCCAATCTGTTTTACCAGTTTCAAATCATAGTTATCCATATCAAGTTCCGCACTAGTCACGCCAGTTAAATTTTGATTACCGTTGTTTGAACCAATGATTGCTTCAACTGGCGCGACTTGTCTTGCTGTAAATTGGTGTGTTGTGCCTACATTCGACAGATAGTTGAATTTTTGATCAAATGCCAAACTGTTTTTAAGATTGGTCATGATCTGAGAACCGTTGCCGTTATCCGTGAATGACTTAACGATAAAGTTTTTATTGGCCATAAAACCAATATGTCTGGCTGTCACAGAAACGGAGGTCAAATTCTTTTTGACATTATAAATTTCAAAATATTGCCACGAACCATCCGGCACCTTCGCTTTTATAAAATTTCCTTTTTTTAAATAAGAGCGATACTGTCCGCTTCTTGAATAGTTACCATAAAAACGATATTGACCATTTAATACACGATTGATTTCTGGCAAATCTTCCCAGTCAACCAACGACGATCCGTTCACACTCAAATCATCTGGCATTTTTTTGTAAGCATAAATAAATTCTTGTGTCACAGATACACACTCCTATTCCAAAACCGCACTTCTTTAAATTTTCCGGATATTTTTACCTGATTCCATTCAGGCTGCAATACTGGCCAATCACCACGCGTAAATAAATTCAAACCTTCTTGTATTGCTTTTCCAAGCTGAGTATCAACCACGATTGTTGCAGCTAACGTATTAAGTATTGTTAGGCTTTTATCACCGACAGCGATCGTTATATCTCCTCCGTTCGATTCTATTTCCAGATAGGGATGTGCAATTTCGTCACCATGATCAAAAATATCCATAACACTAGAATGAAAAATTTTAGGCGCTTCACCGATTTTTCTTTTGAGTGGCTGACAACGAAAAGTAACATCGAATGTATAAAAGAAGCCCCACTCGTTTTCGAAAGGGACTTCTTTATCCATGCTGCAGATAGCCTCTAGATACTTGTCTGGATCATTATGTGTGATTAATTGGCTTTTACCAGTGAGCCATCGTTTGACTTCTCTCAGTTTCGAATGTGGAATAGTGATCCCTTCTATTTCCAAATCAAAAGGTTCATAGTCATCAAACGTCTCCGTCAATTCTCCGCTTCGGCCCTGAATCGTGTAAGTTTCGTATCGCTTGTTCGGCATAATATCTGGAAGCTCTGCCTCAATGATGCAATTCATATCAATTACTGCATTCCGATTTTTCCAAATAAAATTTGGTTCATCTGGATTCATAAATTGTCGACTCAAATAGGAACACCTCCCAAATCACGAATAGCCTGTTTGTTTGCTTTAGCAAATTTACGATTCATACGATCTAACTCAGATGGATTGTTTGCATCGACTTTGCCAATGTGGATATGCTGTTCAATGCTACCTCCGGAAACTTTTCCGCCAATACCTCTGCGTTTTTCTTCGTCAGATAATGGGGTAACTGTTGTTTTTCCATTTTTTGCAGTCAGTAACTCTGGACCAGCTTCACCAACAATCGCTTGTCCATTAATCAGATGACCCCCTTGCGCTAAATAAGGCAGTTTAGAAATAGAAAATGATTTTCCACCTACACCAGGAACCCATTTTGGTATCTTTATATTATTCAATCCACCAATAAATCCATTGATCAATCCAATCATGGCATTAATAGGAGCTTTCCCTACAGCAACAATACCATCGAAAATACCTCCAAAAATATCAACTAGACCTTGCCATGCTTTTGACCAATTTCCTGTAAATACTCCAGTAATAAAATCTAGAAAACCACTGAAAATTCGTTTTCCAGCATTATAAAAATTATTGAAATTTGCTATAACACCATCGAAAAATCCACCAAAATAACCACCTAAAAAATTGAATATTTCAACAGCTACATCTGAAACACCTTTGAAGAAAGAATTCACTCCATCATGAAACCATTTAACGTTATTATATGCCCAAATTAGTCCAGTAACTAATGCGCCAATAGCTATAACTGCTAATGCAAACCAGCCCCCAGATATTCCAAATAAACCAGCAAGTCCTTGCCAAACTCCTATAAATCTTTTAACTCCCCCAACGATTTTTGTAACAGATCCCATAAGTGAACCAAGAACGATTAGTACTGGTCCAACTGCTGCCGCTATACCAGCAATTGTTATGATCCAATTCTTTGTATCTTGATCTAGAGACCCCCACCATTTAGAGAATTCCTGTAATAAGGAAGTTGCTTTTTCAAAGAAAGGCAAAAGGCTTACTTGGACTGCTTCACCTACGTCAGCCATTGCTAATTTTGCATTGTTCATAGCTTGATCGGCTTGATCAATTGGGTCGAGAGTAGCATCGAATGTGTCTCCTACAGCTCCCCCACTTTCTCCTGCGGTTTTTGCTAAATCTTCTAAATTTAACGTACCTCGACGGATTGCGTCGGCCATCCTCGGACCACCTTTAGTCCCAAACACTTCTGCTGCTGCATTAATAGCTTCTGTTTCTGAACCTGCATTTTTTACCTTGTCTTGCAATTCCCCGAGACCCTGACTTAGAGATTTTCCATCTTTTGCATAAGCTACTGTCGCTTTAGATAAACTACTTAAAGCTGCGCTTGAATCAACACCAGATTGCTCAAATTGTCCAAGTAAAGTGACCCCTTCACCAAAGCTCAACCCTAATTGTTTAATTTGTGGTGCGCCATCAATTGCTTTTTGCATCAAGTCGTCTACAGATTGACCAGTATTCTGCGATGTTTTCGTTGTTACATCAAGGACAGAATTCAAATCATCATATTCTAGTCCATAAGCATCAATAGCTTGTCGAGCAGATATTGCTGATTGCGAAACATCTGTATCATTGATTTCAGCGTACTGTAGGAGATAATTGGTTGAATCTTCCAGTTTTTTATCCATGAATCCAAATTGTGTATTTACCTCACCAATAGCTTCCCCAACCGTTTGTAAAGGTAAATGAGTATTTGAACCAACGTTTTTGAAAGACTGTGAAAGTCTATCAGCTTGATCACCTGTTGCTCCGGTTTTTGTAATGATGGTATCAAGTGCCTCGTCAACTTCACCAAATGCTGCAAGTCCTGCTGCTCCTGCCGCTACAATAGGCGCGGTTACTCCAACAGACATTTTTTCACCAACGCCTTTTACTTTCTCACCTGTTTCTTCGATTTTCTGGAGTTTTTTTGCTGTATCAACAGAAACGTCACCTTGTTCTTTAAGTGCATCGTTCGTCTGTTCTAATGCTGTACGAAGCTTATTTTCTCCAGTTTCCGAATTAAGCAATTGCTTATATAATTTTTCTGATTCAGCAGAATATTCGCCTGTCTCTTTGACAGATTTTTCATATTCTTCTCTCAACATTTGAGATCGTTGTTCAGCTAACCCCAGTTGTTTTTCTAACTTTTGTTTAGCCGCTCGCAATTTTTCTGTTTGAGTTGCATCCTTGTCCATCGCAGACACTTGGTTTTTGTACTCGGCAGCGGCTAAGTTCATTTCTTTGTTGATTTCTTTGATTGTTTTCGAATAACTGACTTCGCCATTCGTTTTAAAATTAAGAACGACATCAGATTCTTTACCAGCCATTTATCTTAGCGCTCCTTTCTACCACCAAGGCGATTTATCCATAGTTACAGATTGAGGTGGTTCAAAATCGGTGTTTTGTTGTAACCACTGTAAATAAGATTTGAGCCACAAGTTAGGTGTAGACTTCAAAAAGAAACTCTCACTCCAATTCAATAGAGTGAGAGCAACGTAAATATAAAAACTCCAAGGAGTTCCTATCTCTTCCGATTCTTTTTGTTTACCTTTCTTTTTGCTTGCGTTTTTTGAAAGTCTTGTGGCTTCTTGGATTTTTTTAGGTCTTCCACCTGAAATGTCTGGCTAGCAAAAATTTCCATACAGGTACTATAAGCAGACAACACCTCTCCACTCATTCCCAAAAATTTGAAAATAGTTTCTGGATCTTCCTCTAAACCACCAGTACGCAGCATGGCATAAATCAAGGCACGCATGATTTTTAGATCACTAGGCGATAAGTTAGCAGAAGAAATTTGTCCTTCTTTTTTAGATAGCATGGCGTTCATATCAGATTCAAATTGCGAATAATCTCCACCATACACATCTGCTATAAATTCCATTGTTTGCATAGTAAATGAGATAGGGAATTCTACACCTTGAATAGTGACAGTAGCAGAATTTTTTAAGTCTTCAACGTTAATTCCATAATCAGATAACCGAGCCATTAGCCTGCACCTCCAACTTTAGCCAATGTTTTCCACTGTTCTTCATCGTATACAGGTTGAGCAATGAATTTTCCAAATAGATCCATTGTCGCTTCTTCACGATTCGAATCAAAACTTGCATACATCACATTATTGTATTTCAGTCCTGTAGAAACAAAGTTTGCAGTTACATCATCGATTTTTGTTTCATCTTCAGCAGTAGCGTATTCTTCATCAATTACATTAGATAGTTGCGTGTTTGGATACCATACAGCTTTTTTACCTCCGCCTTCGATATTTCCAATGAATCCAAATGCAAGGTAAGGAAATTCTCGTGCGGTATTTTTACTAAATGTTACTCCGCTTTTTGCAATCATCCCTTTGATTTCATCCATTACCGCAATTGGAATACCTACATGATCCAACGCAATTTCATGTTTTGTTTCTCGGGACACGCGTCGGAACATTTTGCTTGATGCCCATTTTTCCAATGCTGTACCATTGCCTTTGACTCCAATTTTTGTAGCGATAGGCAACCGGACAACTTCACTATAAGTCGGAGCAGTTCCAACAGAATCTGGCGTTGCCATCATCGCGATTAAAATGTCGTCCAATCCTTCAAAATAAAAAGTATCTTGCTTTCCCAATTAAAATCATCCTTCCCATAAATCAAGTATTTTCTTCGTCATGATCTCTTCGATTTTTTCTTTATTTTGTTCATACGTACCGCTTGCAAAGTGTTGTGCTTTTTGTTTTGTCGTACCATTTTCGGTAAAGCGCCAGTAAAAAGCAGTCTCTTCAAACTGGACTTTCACTCGGTCTTCTTCAACAACAACTTTTATTTGTTCGCTCATATGCTTCTTTTTAAGCAGGGACTTAGGAATATTAGGAAGCAACTGCTCTAGGTAAAACTTTGCAGCTTCTTCTAAAGATTCCAATGATAATTTTTTTGGATCAACTCTAGAAAGATTCCCTAAATAATCCGATATTTCAGAAAAACCATTCTTATTACTTGGCATTTTCCACACACCTCACATATGTGTAATAGTTGGTCACGGTATCGTCATTCTCATCACCTTGTATACCTGTAAAGTCTGAATATGGAATGCCAGCATTTTGCAGCGCTTGTTCAATAACAACTAAATCCTGTTCTGTTCCAAGTGTAAAAAAAGAGACTTGGTAATAAGGTAATTTTTTATAGACTTTACCGGATGCCATTTTTTTGCTGTTACTCACATTTGAGTACACAATGTATGGATACATCGTCCCTAATCTGGCTTTGTCTCTGAACACTGGTAACTTTGTTGATTTCAGCGCTGTTTTCAATTCATCAAAGCTAATCGACATAAGCTAAACTCAACTCCATTTCTCTTGCATCGGGATTCGTATAAATGCGAGTAATGTTATACGTTACAGAATCAATTTTGAGCGCACTTAATTTCTCTGTGATGGATTTATCCCATCTGACTTTAATTCGTCTGACAACGTCTGTCTTGGCTTGCTGTGATAAATATTTTTCTTGAGAAGTCACACCGAGTTCTTCATAGAATATTAGACGCTTAAATTCGTAAATTGTAGTTGGACGATCGTTTCCGTCTGTTCCTGTTTTGATGTCTAGCAATTCGGCTTTCCATCTGAGATTATTAGTCTGTCTCTTCGGCATTTTGAATCGCTCCTTGCACGATAAATGGCGTCATGGCATTCATAGCTTTGTCGAGTTCATCCTCTGAAACTCTATATTCATAGGCAATGCCGGCAACCATCAAAATAAGATATTCTTGTTGGCCACCAGTTGCTGTTTTGACATAATCTTTTGCCATATTTAAATAAAAAGAGAGCAAAGAATCATCCATGCCCTCTTCAAAATGAATATGTGATTTGAATTTTTCCTCTAAAGACAATTCTTTAGTTTGCTCTTCCATCTTAACCACCAACTGGTTTTGTAATTTCGTAGCGATATACTGCCGGTTCAAATGGAGAATAAACCAATTGACCATCTAGCAAGTTGTAAATTTGGAATCCGATTTGATTTTTACCAGAGAATTTTTCAACAAGTTTTTGAATTTCCAAGGCACCAATAACTTCTTGAATTTTAAATGCAGAAAAATCGCCAAAATATAAAACTGGTGTGTCTGGTTCACCCTTTTTATCTGCTGCATCTGTCCAATCCACAGGATAGCCAACTAATTGGTAACCTATTCCACCTTCTGCTTGTGTAAATGGACGCAACAAAGGAAATCCATCATCTGTTTTCATTTTTTCAATAGCAGTCAAAGCAGCTCGATTAATAATAAAGCGTCCCTTTTTCATCACTTCTGTCACTGGTGTATTTTTAAATTCGATTAATGCATCATATAATTTTTGCCCAGCACCTGCAGCAGTTAGATCTAAAGGTTTTTCAAATGCTACAGCCTTTTTGGCTAATGCACCAGGATTTTCATTTCCAGCGTCATCACCATTGAACATATAATTGATTTCTTTACGCACATAAGCTTTTTTCAATTCTTCCACAACAATATCTTCAACTGGAACACCAGACATTTTTAGTAATTTTTTAGTTACTGTTGCCAAAGCATCGAATTCGGCAGGATCAAGCAAAATTTCATCAAACTGAATAGCTGTTTCAGCAATATCAGTTGAACGCTCTTTCTTGTTTACATTCGCATCTGCTTTCTTCACAAGAATTGGATATTTGACATCTCCTGATGTTCGCACCACTGTTCCGTATTTACGAAGTAAATTTTCTTCTTGAGCATAAGTAATAACTTCAGATGCAATTACTTCTGGGACAGTAACTGAACCGTTGCCAGCTTCAATCCCTAAAGCTCGAGCTTCTGCTTCAGAAATATTTCCAACTACAAAATTAGCAAATGCTTTTCGTAGTTGTTGATCTTTTTGTTTATTGGTCATTTTTGCACGTGCCAATCCGTTCTTAATTGATCCAAGTAATCCATCTCGTTGCTGTTGAGTAATCATTCCAGAACGATTTTCTGAACTATCTTCACTGTCTGAATCTTCTTCTTGATCGTTGTCTTCACCAGAACGGCTTTCGTCTGAATCCGTACTATTCGATTGATCATCTGTATTGTCGTCTGTTTCATCAGTTCCAGAATCTGCGCCTAATTCGTCTTTAATTCCGTTCAATTCATCAATAACACTGTCAATTTCTTCTTTCACGGCTTCTAAATCTGCTTCGCGTAATTCTCCTGATTCAACTTTTTCACGTAATTCAGTCAATCGTTGCTCACGACGTGCCTTCATTTTTTTCAATAATTCTTTATCCATGTATTTTTCCTCCTACGCTTCTAGCGCTTGATTAATTTTTTTGATTAATTTTTTTCTTTCTTCGACGTTTTTTTCTAATTCATCACGACTTCTTAATGCAGCTTCTGTATCTTCGTATGCTGGCAAAGGCACAATAGAAACCTCGTATAATTCCACTTCATGGATTGTTCGAAGCATTGGTTCAGAATTGTAGTCCCACGTTTCTTCAGTCGGCACAAAACCAAAACTACATTGGTTGATGTCTCCTCGTTCCATAGATTTAACTAAGTCCCTTGCTACCGTTGTGTCTGGTAAATCAACTTCGAATTTCAAACCACGTTCATCTTCTTCAAGGCGAAGGGTTCCGCTTTTAGTACGTCCTAGCACATTGGACCAATCGTGGTTAAATAAGCAACGTACATCGGAGTTACTAATCGTTCTAGCAAAAGCGCCTGGTGCAATGACTTCACTCAAATCGTCCCATAATAGTGTTGGGCTATTGAATACAGCAGCATATCCACTAATGGTCCTCGTATGAGTTTCTTCATCAGAACGCGTTGAAAGGTTGGTGATGTCAATCGTGCGAATTTCCTTCTTCTTCATTTCCATCACCTCCTTTCAAGTTTTGATCATTCGTTGGTAAGGAATCATCTGTTGCATTTTTCTGGCCAATCATAGACAAGTCATTTGAAATATAGATAGCTTGTGTTTCTGGAGTGTTCTGTTTAGGAAAACCAAGCATTTCTGCCACATTATCTGGACTTGTAATCCCAGTACGAACAATGTTGTAGCCAATATTTGTTTTTGTTGAGTAAGGAACAAAATCCAAAATGTTAATTTTCCATTCCACTCGATAGCCAGAATTAGGCATAAAAAAAAGAGCGGTGTAATGTTCGCTCTTGTTCTTCAATATTGGTTTGATTGCTTTGTTGTGCAGATACATCATCGCTTTTTCGATGTCTGTTTTCATCAACGATTGATACGTATCAACATTGATTCCTAAAAATTTACCTAAGTCTTTTTTATAAACACCTAAATAGTTCAAAATAGCCGCGTCATCAACAGGACTTTTTAACGTCTCGATGGAATATCCTTTTCCCAGAGGAATCATCTTAACAGAATGATCACTGTCATTTTGCGTTCCTTCCAGTTGATCCAATATAGCTTTGACAATTTTCGTTTGGGCGCTATTATTTGGATTGATGTGGGCGTCCAGTTTAAGCATGAACGCAAGTAAACCGCCTTTAGTATATTTATCCGTCAAAACTTTTTCAGCGCTCAGAACGCCTTCCAGAGTGTTTCTTGCAAGATCAATTATTCCAGCACCTTTTAATGAATCAGTTCCGATGTTCTTAATGTGTCGAATCATTTGACCAGGTATTTTTTGTCCATTCATTTCAAATTCTTCTTGAAGTCGTTCATTGATTTTAGTGGTTACACCGTATGCCAAATGAAGCTGGTCCCGATCTGTTAATGGGAATGTCTCACCATTGATCAGTAGGGTATTTGTTTCCAATTTGGTAAATTCGAATCCGGTCAAATAATCATTGGGATTCTTCAAAATTTTTAGCAAGTGGTGGTCCTTCACTTCATTACCGTCTGGACCTATGACAACAGGTGAGGACAACGCTACCTGGTTTGAGATATCCTGGACCAATTCATAAACATCAGAAGATTCCATGATAGAGGAATCTGTTACATATCTTTGACCGTAACGCGTATAGTGGCCAAACATATCCTCGATGTACCCACGCTTTTCCATAAAGGAATAGACTGCATTCGATAACCGATCACGTAATTTCAATATTTCTCACCGCCTTTCTATTTATCTATAGATGGAACTAAGGTAATCATCTAATTCATCCGAATCAATATCTGTCATCTGATTCATCGTTTCCTTATGACCACACAAAAACGCCACGAAACCATCAATCTTTTTCTTTGATTGACGTTTACTTGGCGCTTTTTGTCCGTTGATGTTAGTGATTGCTACAACGTTCAAGGTGCAATAAAGGAACAATGGATTATCAAATTGAATTCGTTTCTCATAAAACAACCGTTCGACATCATCAAAAGGAGCGTTCAACACTTTAGGATATTGGGCAACCTCAACGCATTCCAATCCTAAGTTCTCCAATTTCTCAACAAGTTTGTCGCTCATCGCTGGATCATAATTCACTTGTTGTATATCGTATAAATCCATGCAGTCTTCGATGTACTGCAAGATTTGATCTTGATCAATCATTTTACCATCGCAAAATTCAACAAAACCTTGTTCAGCTAAATCGCTGTAAGGCACGTTATCTTCTTTTTCTCGAAACTCTAAATCTTCATTGGGAATAAAATAAAGCTGCTTCACTTTAAGGACCGCTTTTCCATCTTCATCCCACGTTGGGAAGTTTAAAGACACACAGGTCAAATCTCGTGTGCGTGATAAATCCAAACCAATGTAACAAGGTTCACCACTTAAATTTCCAAGCTCTTGGGTAGTAACCAAACACGGCTCTACTTGATCCTGTTCAAAGAAATTATCCGCACCGTTTACAAATACATCCAAGTGCTTCGTTAGAAACTCGGCTTTTGAATGTGCTGAACGTTGTGCCGTTTTAAACGCTGACTCCAAGGCGGAAAGATCAACTGATATCCCCCAGTTAGGATTGCACATTTCCCAAACTTTTCTATCAGTCCAATCATATCCTTTATTTGGCTCATAGATTAAAACAAACGATGAGTCATTGTCATCACGTTTTAACACTTCTTTCGCTTCACGATAAACACGCATGCCAACCGAGCTGCTACCTTTACCCGCTGTTGAAATATTAAACATTAATGGTTGTGGTAATGATATCTGTGCAGACTTAAAATTATCGTATTGTTCCATTTTTTCCTGTTTGTGCAACTCATCATTACAGACAAAATATGGATTCGACCCCTCAATATTTTCAATATTTTTCGTTTGAACAATAAATTTGTTTTTCAGTGCTAAATCTCCATCTAAGTATTCATAAGTAATACTTGATACAGTACCTTTTGGGCCTTTAAATATTTTGGTGCCATCAAGCAAAACAGGATTATTTAAAATGGAGTCAGCAAACGGTTGTGCAGCATATTGCGCCTGAGCAAAATCAGAAGCACATGCATAACAGTTAACAGATAAAGCACCTTCACCATACATCGCATATCCTAAAGCACCCACTGCAATAAGTGTTTTACCATTCTTTTTGGGAATTTGGACATATGCCTCACGAGTTACACGGACAATCTGACCTTTTTCGTTTTCTCGTACCCAACCATAAATCCATGAATAAATAAACTTTTCCCAAGGCTCCAGAATAAACGGTTTTCCAACCATGTCACCTTTTGTATGAACGATAAACGACTCAACCCAGTCCATCATTTCATTCGCACGATCTACATCAAACCAAATATCTTTACGTTTTTTCCACCGATACCAACGATCCACTGCCAAACGAACAGTTTTAGGATATTTCCCAGGTTTCTTTCTTACTTCTTTTGCAAATAAATCGGCATAATTTACACCAGGTTCGATCATTTTTCAGTACCTGCCTTCTTACGCCATTTGTTTCTGTGCGCTGCTAGTTCATCTACTGGCTTTTCTTCTGGACGTGTAATTTCTTCATCTTTTCTTGCAGTCGATCCGCCAGTTATTTGTCTACCAGTTTTAGCCTTATTCGTTAGCCCCAACAAATCTAGAGCTTTCATTTTTTTATCTGCCCAAGTTTCTACTTGCTGCGCCAATGGATGCTTCGATTGATTAGTGGCCCCTGATTTATTCGTGAATTTTTGCGTCTCCGGAAAACCTTTTTCCTTCCACAAAAGATATTTGTGTTGGTAAATTTCAAAAATATCCAAATATGATTCGATTAATGGATCAAGAGTGATGGTGTACAAATCAGACAAATTCATTATTTTTAAAATACGAGCTTTTTCAGCACTTACTTTTTCATCAACAATCGCTTTACGTTGCACTTTAGTCGTCATATTTGTATACACCCCCCTTTGTTTTTTGAAAAATTTGACCTAACGATGCGCGTGACTCCCCGCTACCCTATCTCCCCACGCGAAAAAATTTTGAAAATAGATAGGGGGGCTTCAATTAAAATACGAAGGGAAAACTTTTTTGTCTTCCGTTTCGTTTTCAACAATTGGATGACATTTTGAACATAAAAGCATGAGATTGTTTGGATCAAGCTTAAGCAGTTCATTGTCTTTGATTGGTACAATGTGATGGACGTGTGCCCTCTTGCCAAAGATGAACTGACCACATCGCTGACAGTGGCCGCCTTCTCTTTCATAAATAAATTGGCGCATATCTTTCCATGCTTGCGTTCGATAGAATGGTTTGTTCTCATGATGATAAACAGACTTTGCTTGCTGCTTCTTCTTGCGTGATCTGCTTGATCTCTTGTGTTCAGTACAGTAGATACCTTTTGCTATCTTGTTCGTGCATCCGTCAAACTGACAGTACTTCATTCTGCTTCACGGATAAGATTGATGATGTCTCCTTTTGCACGGACAGCACCAGGAATATCAATGCTATGTTTCTTAGCATATGCACGCAATTCTTTTGCAGTCATGTTGTCCAGTTCATCCGTATCTTCAGTGGACTGATCATTAGTAGCTTCGTCTCCATCAAAATCAGCAGCAGTGTTTCCATCGCTATCAAGAATTTCACTGCTATTAGTAATAAGTTCACCATTAACAGCCACAAACGTTTTACCATCACTTAATATTCCTTTTTCTTCCGTTGCTTCAAAATCAGGTTCTTGACCTTTCGGAACTACGACAGTCTTTTTCTTTTCTGAATCCCAATACTCTGTTCCTGTGATGGATGTTCTAATTTTGATCATTGCCATTTTGATTCTCTCCTTTGTAATTTGTACTGATTACTTTTGCGCCCATCCGCTCATACCATTCAACCTGTTCTTTTAAATTCGGTAAGGTCCTAGAAATCAATGCTATGGTTAGGTGAGTTTTGCGTTCTGTTCTATCAATTATTGCTCCGGAATATTTTTCAATAGTCAGGCTATTATCAATACTGACACTACAGTGGTTGCCATTCCAGCTTGGCTTGATATCGCTAATCACAATATTTCCATCGGCATCTTTTATTTCATTTTTAATCCAATGTCTACTGTTGTCATCTTCAATCGCTTTTTTATAAACTTGCCCCATACCCGTTGGAACATCAAAAGTAAGTACAGCCTCATGAAAATCATTCATAGATAAAACTCCTTTCAAAATAAAAGAAGAGAAGCCTGATATACATCAGACTTCTCACACCTATTTTATCCAATCTCTAATTTCTTTTGCCATTTTATATGTTTTAGAAAATGTTGAGTTCTCTGCTAAAAAAATTTCGCCTTTTTCAGTCAGTTTTAAAAATCTATAAGTAGCAGGTAATAAAACATTGCTGCTGTAAGTTCCACCAACAATGTAACTTTCGTTTTTCAAAAAATTTAACTGGTCATTAAATTGTTCTTCTGAAATTCCCAATATACCAAAATCAAGATTTTCATAATTTCCATTTTCAATTTCTTTTAAAATGGCATATCGTATTTTCTGGTTTTCTTTTATCATTTATGAATAGCCTCCTTTTCATAAATGAATTATACCATTTAAACAATTCATTTTGCTCATTGTAAAACAATAATAAACAGTAGCCATTGATAGAATAGATAAACACGAAAATTTAAAAGAAGCTTTTCCATTTCCTTTTAGTTTATTTTTGATTATTGCTGTCTAATCAAAGGCAATAGAAAAGAGCCACAGATACCAATTAATAAAACGGTTGGGATATCTTGGCTCTTTCATATTTTTTTGACACTAATAGAATATCATGCTGCTAACAATGTTTACATAGCTACAATGACCTAACATTTAGTGAACATTGTAATTTTAGAATAAAGAGAGCTGTTCTTTGTACTTCTTGCTATTGTAAAAATCAATTTCGTTTTCTTTTTTCAATCGGTCAGCTTGTCTGTGTTCGTACTCATCTAAAAAGTTCAATGTCTTTCTGATTTCTGCATGTCGCTGTCTGATATACGATGAGCTGTATCCAACGAATTCAGCAATATCTTCTAAGCTCATTTGATCAACATATTTCATCTTAACAATTTGATTATCAATACCAGAAAAGCTATCTATCAGCAATAACATTTCTTCTTTTTGCTCGATCAACAATTCCAATTCATTTTCTATCTTTTGAATATTCTCTTCTAAAGAAGAAGTTCTCGAATTCTTTTCGATTCGGACGTCTGCTAAATCTCCATTGACCCATCGATTCAATTCAAGCTTACTTTTATTAAGATTCCACTTTAAGTAAAGAATCTGCTCATCAAGTTCTTGGTAATCTTTTAACCACTGAAATCTCACAAACGCCACCCCTTATATGATAAAATAGTATTGCGCTGCTATCTCGAAAGAGGTGGCTTTTTTATTTCCCGAATAATTATGGATCCCGAAAACATAATTTATTCGCTTTTTACTTATTCATCTAAGCCTTAATTTCTAATACCATCAATCCATGTAATGATTCACGTTAAACACATAAAAATTATTCTTAGATTTTTAAATACTATCATTACTATTATTTGATATAATCTAATAAAAAATGAAATGAGGTTATTTTATGAAAAAATGTTTTTTTGTCACTCCGATAGGAACTGATGATTCTCCTGAAAGAAAAAACTCCGACACGGTTCTCAATCACATCATAAAGCCAGTATGTGAAAGTGTAGGTTTTGAAGTAGTTCGTGTAGATCAACTACATACTGTTGACAGAATTGATCATACTATTACAGAGTACTTATCTAACTCTGACCTCGTGATTGTCGATTTAACTTATCATAATGCTAATGTTTTTTATGAATTTGGTTACAGGCAAGCATTAGGGTTGCCTTTAATACCACTGATAACTGAAGGAGAAAGTATCCCATTTGACGTAAATACACTTAGAACTATCTACTATGTTACAAATGATTTAGATAAAGTAGAAAATGTGAAAAATAAATTATTGGAAACAATAAAACATATGACATTCGAAACTCCTCAAAAACCAATAACTAATGAAACAAATATTGATAACACTTTACTATTAAACATTATTGATAAACTTGAAGATATAGAAACTGCTGTTCAAGTTAGAAACGATAAAGAAACAGAAAGAATTGCTGAACTTATGTCCAAGTATTCTCATCCTCAAAAATCCGCAGAAGCAGAAATATTTAGCAGTGTATTTGGTCCTATAATGCAAATGGCAGCACAGGATCCCAACTCGTTAAAAAATATCAGTGATGCTTTTGGCAATGTTGAGTCTTAAGTTTTTCGCCTTCGTACAGTCCTTTGTAATATGCTACAAGGGACTGTTGTTTTTTCAATTCTTTTATTAATATCCCTGCAATTAATAATAATGTTCTAGTCATTTCGTCACCTCTTCCACTGGCACAGCAAACGGCCAGTATCTTTCATCAATTTCTTTGATTTCCACTTCTGTTAGCTGATAAGCAGATTTTTCCCAAGCACACAGCGAGCAGCTAGTATCAAAACAGAAATCATTTCTGTTATTAAATTTCTTGATAAGATATAAGTCACCAATAATAACTTCATACAACGGTTCTTTCTCAACCTCGTAGCCGTTGTATAGGCTCAATAGTGTTTCATATGATTGTC